ACAGATATACTCTCACTTTTTAGACAATAACAAGGTTATGCCTATACAGGTAGCCTATCCAGACGGCGGAGAAATCTTTTATATATACGACAACACAATGAGAAATTCTTTTTCTTTTTCATATCCCAAAGATAAATCTTGGGAGTATTTTTTAAATGAAGATTTAAACTTAAATAGGTCTGAAAACTATATAGAGTTGTCAAAAACAAACACTCAGGAAACAAAAGAAGTTATTTTAAACGATATAATTTCTATGCCTTCTGGTATCACAATGGACTCTTCAAGAATATTTTGGAGCGGTCAAAATGGAATTAGCGTTTATACAAGTTTAGACGACACAACATATTTGGAATGCAAAAATGGAGAACCAATACCTCAATTTAAGTATGCAGAATTTAGTGATCAAAAGTTCTTTTACATAAGAATCGTTATCAGCTCATCAGACTCATCAAAATATGTGCCTAAGTTGCATGGCCTAGAAGTTAATTTTTATAATACCCAAATACTGTACTCTAAAAATGGCGGATCCTATATTTCAAAAATTGAAGATTTAGATGCAAACTTTGGGGAAGAAGCTTATCCTATTTTAAGTAATAATAGCTTAAATGGAATACTGGTTGATTCTGACTCTGGCTTTAATCTCAATACATCAAAATCTGTATCCACGATAGAATTTTTTTATACCCCAAATACAATTTCAAGCGGTTCTTTACTTTCAGCCGAGGGTACAGAATTTAGATGGTCTAGCAATGGAAGCATTACAAAAAACAACATATCTGGCCTTTATGTAAATGGGGTAAACAGGACATCTGAAACACAAATATCGAATATATTTAAGCCAAAGGATTTGCACCATGTAGTCCTGGCCCTCACCAACCCAATAACCGAGCAGATCGTATTTAATTACAGGCAGGAGGGCTCTGAGAAGTCCTTATATCAATATGTAACAATATATGATTATGTCTTGGGGGCTGGCATGGCTCAAAGCCACTACGAGATGTACACAGAAAAATCAAAATATCAATCTAGTGGATCAACACTAAGCCTGTCAGAAAATTCAGTAAATATATATAACAATGACTGGATCGTGCTACAAAACTCATAAAATTGAACATTGTCTTGCCAAAATATGGACATTAACTAAAAAGAATGGTAAAATTAATACACAATGGATATTAAAAGAATTAATCAGCAGGTAATAGAAGAGACCACCCTTGGAATCTATGTCTGGGAAATGCCAGATGGAAGATGGATCGGCGACGACGATGGAAACTTTTTATCCATCACAGCAAAAAAGGGCAATCGATCAAAAATAAACCTGTTGGCGGATGCAGTTAGAGCACACGGAATATACGAAGGACAGCCTAAGTTTTTGGCAGGTCGTAGAAAAATTGATGATGAAGAATTTCAGCATCAAAAACAAAGATTAGAGTGGGGCCTTACACCAGATCCATTAGATATTGGAGTCTACAAAGACTCTCTAAAAAAAGGTGGTATGAGATAAATGGAATTCATTAACGATGACGACGTAAGCCCAGAGACTATTGACATATCAAATTCAGCCGATTGGTTTAAGTTTAACAATAAAGAAGTGGTGGTGGACACAGACCCATTTAACATAGAGGCACAAGAGTTAAAAAAGGTAAGCGGTCTTAGCACAACATTTCGTAGAAAAGTTTCAAGAGATATTCAAAAGAGACTTGTTGGACAAGAAGGAACTGGAACACAGCAAAACCTATTACAGCAAGCGGTTACTGGCTACGCTATGTTTGACCTTGTTCAGCCAGTTTATAACCTAGAGTACTTATCAAAAATTTATGAGATATCACCGTACAACTACGCAGCGATTAATGCAAAGGTTGCTAATATTGTTGGACTAGGATATTCTTTTGTAGAAACAAAAAAAGCAAATGATGCATTAGATAGCATATCTGATACAAAGCAGCTAGAACGTGCTCGCAAAAAATTAAACAAGCTAAGACAAGATTTAGACAATTGGCTTGAGGAAACGAACGAAGAAGAAACTTTTACAGAAACACTAATTAAAGCATATACAGACCTAGAGGCAACTGGAAACGCCTATATTGAAATAGGAAGAACGGTTGCTGGAAATATTGGATACATAGGCCATATCCCATCTAAAACAATGCGTGTTCGCAGATTGCGTGATGGATTTATTCAATTGCTTTACGGAAAGGCAGTATACTTCCGTAACTTTGGAGATCAAGAAACTCCAAATCCAATTGATGGTGGATTAGAAAGACCAAATGAAATTATTCATTTAAAAAAGTATACACCAATGAATAACTATTATGGAATACCAGATATCATTGCAGCTCAGACAGCAATGGCTGGAAATGAATTTTCTGGAAAATATAACTTAGACTACTTTGAAAATAAAGCGGTCCCAAGATATATAATTACAGTAAAGGGAGCAAAGCTATCTCCAGAGTCAGAAAGAAAGCTTCTTGAGTTTTTCCAAGTTGGACTAAAAGGTAAAAATCACAGATCCCTGTATGTCCCCCTACCCCCAGACACCTCGGACTCTAAGGTTGAATTTAAGATGGAGCCAATTGAAGCTGGAAATCAAGAAGGCTCATTTGAAAAATATCGCAAATCAAATAGAGATGAAATACTATTAGCACACAGAGTTCCAATTAATAAAATTGGTGTCCCAGAAGGAATAAGCTTGGCTTCTGCTAGAGACGCAGACAAGACATTTAAAGAGCAGGTATGCAGACCAGCCCAAGATATTCTAGAAAAGAAAATCAACAGAATAATATTAGAAAAAACAGATGCGTTATTGCTTAAGTTTAACGAATTAACTTTAACCGATGAAGATACCCAGTCTAAGATTGACGAAAGATATTTAAGAATGCAGGTAATCACTCCAAATGAAGTAAGAATTAGAAAAGGAATGATTCCTATGGATGGCGGAGACGAGGTTGTAGAATTAAAGCCACAGGCTGCAGCAGAACAAAGAGCCCAGGCTGGAAACTCAAGACAAAGAACCCAGGAAAGATCCTCTAATTCCCCCGATATTTCTGGGGAGGCCAGAAATCCAAAAGGTGAAGGAAGAACGACTGCCTAATTATTAGGCAACTAGTTATTTGCATTTTTAGGAATACAAAGATAAAATTGAGCATATGAATATTGAAAAATCTTTGTGGTCCAGTCATGGCGACGATATAAGTCTATCGGTTCCTTTTACAAAAGTTAACCGTGAGAAAAGAACTGTTTCAGGCTTTGCTACACTAGACAATGTTGATCAAACAGGCGATGTAGTAACAGCAGAAGCAAGTCTTGGAGCATTTGAAAATTTCCGTGGCAACATACGTGAGATGCACGGATCAAATGCAGTTGGCAAAATGGTTTCTTTTAAGCCAGAGACATACTACGATGCAAAAAGCGGAGAGTTCTACAATGGAGTTTATGTAGACGCATACATCTCAAAGGGCGCACAAGATACTTGGGAAAAAGTTTTAGATGGAACATTAACTGGATTTTCAATTGGCGGAAAAATTATTGATTCAGAAAATGAAGTAAACAAATCAACAGGACAGCCAGTCCGTTTTATTAAGCAGTACGCACTCATGGAATTGTCAGTCGTAGACTCCCCAGCAAATGAACTTTGCAACATCTTGTCTATTCAAAAAATGAATGGACAATTAATGTTTAAAGGAATAGCTGCGGAAACCGTAACAGAAAATATATTTTACTGTGAGGAAAGCGACTCTGTTTTTATGTCAACAGAACAATCTTACGACTCTCCAGCAACTGGTAAGCCAGCTGTTTTAATTGGATGGGTAGAAAGTAAAGACATAAACAAAGCAAAAGAAATAGAAAAGATTCTTGCTTCATTCAAGAAGTCAAGATTTACGTTGCCTGAAATACAAACAATTGCAAAACAGGCAAACGCAGAAGGAGGTAATGAAGTGTCAGAAAACATAGAAACAGCAGTAGTCGAAGAGACTGCTCCAGTAGAAGTTTCAACTCCTGCAGAAGATGTAGTGGTTGAAGAGACTGTTACAAAAAATGTAGTAGCAGATGCTTCTGCCGAAACCGTTGAAAAAGCATCAGACGTCTCAGAGGTCGTTGTTGATGAACCTGATTTTGCAAAAATGTTAGGTGACTTAAAAGGCTTTTTCTCAGATACTCTAAGCAAGGCTTCAGAAGTAAATGCTGCACAGGTTTCAACTATTAAAGAAACAGTTGAATCTTTTAGCAAGAGCGTAGAAGCGCAAATCTCAGAGTTGGCAGACAAACACACAGAACTCAGCAAGACAGTTGAGAATATCAAGAACACGATTGATACTGTAGAAAAGCGTGTCGACGCAGTAGAATCAGAGACTGCAATCAAGAAGTCCTCAGACCTTGGCGGGTCACAGGATGTAGTAGTACAAAAATCAAAATGGAACGGTTCTTTCCTCGGTTCCGTAAACGAACTATTTAAGTAAAGGGTAGGTGAAATAATATAATGAGCAATGAATTATTAGAAAAGGCCGTAGCTGCTGATACAACAGTTACAGGTACTTTCGCATCAGCAACTGGTGGAGAAGGCATTCACACTGCGTCTGAAAATGGCAACGGTGGTCTTCTTAACCCAGAACAATCAGCCCGCTTTCTAGATTATATGTTCGACGCAACCGTAATTGGTAAAGTCGCACGTACAGTAAGAATGAAGTCTGATACAACTGAAATTGATCGCATGGGCGTAGGCGAAAAGCTTATGAAGCTTGCGACAGAAGGAGATAACACTAACAGCGCAAACGCTGCAGTGACATTCTCAAAGATTTCTTTGACAACAAAGAAGCTACGTCTAGATTGGGAACTATCAACAGAGTCTCTAGAAGACAATATTGAGGGTGCAGATCTAGAAGATCACATTGCCCGCTTGATGGCAACACAGGCAGGTAACGAC